AAAAGGTATAGCGCTCAACGACGAAGAGTTAATACAAATGGCAAATTCTCTCTTGACCGAACAAGGGGATTCCGAAACACCTGTCCAGCCTGCAAAAGAAGAGGTTGTTACGCGGGATTCTTCGGTTGAGAGAGCCTCTGCCGATGACTTTACGGTTAAAAGAGAACAGCCACAGCAGAGAAAAGTCCCTGTCAATGAAATGGGATCTAGAAAGAACAGCTTTGTGGACGACGGAACAGAGCATACGGATATGGAAACGCCAGACTTTGTTCCTACACAAAGACGAAAAGCGCCTAGAAAAGTCAAGCAATCCTGTCAAGCTTGCTCAAAGACATTTGAGGTTAAAGAAGTTCACCGTAGAGACTGGTTCGTTTGTGATAAATGTCTGGAGGACAAAAGAAGATAATGCCAGCACAAGATAACATAGACCAAATTGCACTTAAGATAATTGGCACAAACGGTTTGCCAGAAAAGATGTAGAGTTAGATCTCAATTTTTTAAAGGAACTATAATGTTTAAGAACAGATTACAAAAGATTATTGCTGAGCGAAAAGCCGCAAAAAATAATGAAGAGACACCGACAGAAGAGCCAACTGGTGAAGCTGATGTCCGAACGAGGGGCGACATCAGGCGCGAAGAGAAAGAAGACCGCAAGGAAGACCGTCAGGAAAAAGTCAAAGAAAAACGGGAATACCGATTAGAGAAGCTGAACGCCGTCAAAGAA